GTTATTCAAATGCCACTCTTTATCCGTATTGGAAAGAACAATTATGTAAAATGTTTGCAGAAGGTTCACCGGTTCGTAAAGTTATTTTTAGTGGCTGTTTAGGTTGTGGAAAATCTACCGTTGCGCGTAAAGCTTTTTTATACGTTTTATATAGAATTATGTGTCTACGTTATCCAAGATCAACATTTAATGTAGATGCCGACGCTACTATTGCAAATGTTGTTATTGCTACGACCTTACGCCAAGTATATGACGTAAACATGTTGCCCTTTGTTAAATTAATGGAAACTATGCCTTGCTTTCAAAGAGTAATGTCACAACGTTCTTTTGAAAACTTTAATTTAGATGATCCACATTGTCCTATTCCATTTGTATTAGAAAAAAGTAGTGGTACAGTATATTTTCCAGATAATATTATTTTAACAAGTGGTTCACAAGCTACACACTTTACAGGTATGAATGTTGTAAATTCATTCTGTTTTACTGGTAATATGAAAGTATATACTGACAAAGGAATAATTAGTTTTATAAGTTTATTACATCAATTTAAAAAAGGAATCAAATTTAATACATATTGCTTAGATAAAAATGGAATAAAGCAGAAAGTAAAAATCTTAGATGTACAAGAAACACGTAAAGTAACTGAATTGATACGAATTTACTATGATGATGAAAGATATATCGAATGTACTCCAGATCATCCTTTTATAATAAATAATCCAAAAAAAGATGATAAATATATAATTTATGAAAATGGTATTGCTTATAAACAAGCGCAATATCTAACTGAAGAAGATGATATAGCTTCAGAAAAACAAGCTTATGTATATGCATTAATGGATAATAGACAAACTTCTAAAACATATAATTTACCTTTTTATATAGGTATTAGTACACATGAAAATACATTGAATAATCAGTTTAACTTACAATATATTAGACCTTTTTCTCATTTTACAAATAAATCTTTAAAGCAAGATCATAATAAAATAAAAAGTAATATTATTAAAGATATATTATCACAAAAACTGAAACCAGAAATACAAATACTAAAAACAAATATATCTTTATCTGAAGCTTATGATTTAGAGAAACAACTTATACAACAATATGGAAAAATTATAGATCATACTGGAATTTTAACAAATATAAGCAACGGCGGAGAAGGTGTCATTTTAATCACTCCAGAAATAATAAACAAAAAAAGTACTAAAATAAAAGAAACGAAATATAAACAAAAACAGCAAAAAATACAAGACACTCTTAGTTGGTTATATGATATTAAACATTTATATTATATATGGTTAGTACAAGAAGGTCATAGATTACAAGTAAAAAAGAATCGTATACAAGCTGCTTTACAACCTAATCGTAGACTGGCTTCTAAAAATAGCCTATGTGCTTATAATAAATCTGAAAAGCATAGAAAAAGAACGGCTGAGCTAAATCATTTATTTCCAAAGGTCTCATCTAAGGAAAGTCGTACAAAATTAGCAAAAAGTCAATCGTTATCTTGGAATAAAAAAACAATAGAAGAAAAAACAAAAGCAAATATTGCAAAATCTTTGGGTAGAGCATGGAATGTATTAAAACGTATAAAAAATGATCAAATAAACGAACAAATTTTTAATAGTCATCGTTCTATAGGATCAAGATTAGCAAATACTGAACCTCTATGGACAACAATTATTACTAAAGTTGGTGGTATTGAAGCCTTTTTACTGCAAATAGAAAAGCAATTTGGAAGGAAATTTATCTATGAAGATTAAAAAAGTAGAAAAATTAAAATTAGATGAACCAGTTGCTGTCTATGATTTAAAAGTAGAAGGTAAAAACCATAATTTCATGCTCGCTTTAGATAATGGAGAATCAGTTTTTGTACATAATTGTGATGAAATTAATGATAAAGGTATGGATGAAGCCATTGCTCTTTTAAATACGTTAGATAATCGTTTCGCAACTCGTTTCCAGGGATCAGATTTAGTATTTCAATCTGTAGTTTCATCCGCTCGTACTACAAATAGTGCGTTGGGTGAATACGTTAGACATCTACCTAAAAATGATCCAAGTATAATGAAATTTAATCCTATGTTATGGGAAGTTAAACCTGATCCAAATTTTATAGGAGATGGAACGACATTTCCTGTTATGGTTGGCAATGGTACAATTCCAAGTAGAATTATTACAGATCCAGGTGAATTAAAAGCTATAGAAGATGATAATTATGAACCACCTGCTGGATGTATTTTAATTAATGTACCAACAGTTTATCGCTCAAAATTTGAATTACAATTAGATCAATCTATTCAAGACTTAGCTGGTATTGCAACTGAAGATAATAATATGGTATTTAGAGATACATCTAAACTTGAAGATGATAAATTATGTCCAGAATTATTATTTACAGCTAATTTGGGTGAAAATAATGATCTATTTCAAATGTTATTAGATAATACTAATCTATTTGAAAAAAATGGCTTAGATGGTAAATATTATTTAAGAAATGGAGCAAAAGTTGATCATTATGCACATTGTGATTTAAGCTCTTCTGGTGAATGTGATACTGGTTTATCGTTAGGACATAAAGAATATATTATTAATCCAATAACTAATGAAAAAGAAACAATTTACATTTTAGACTTTATAATAGCACTTAGTGCAAAAACAACTATTGATTTAGAATGTGTACAAAAATTTTATGAAGATTTAGTATTAAAAGGTAATGTAGTTATCAATACTATTTCATGTGATCAATATCAAAGCGAAATAGTAAGACAAACTTGGGAAAATAGTGGTTATTTTAAAAATGTTGAAAAAGTTTCAGTTGATTTAAAACTTGAACCATATATAAATGCAGCAAATTTAATATCTACAGGGCATGTTAAAACTGGAAAATGTCCAAAGCTTAAAAAAGAGCTAGAAACATTAGTGTTTAGTAAAGGAAAAGTAGAAAAAACTGTTGAATTAAAAGATATGGCTGATAGTTTAGTTGGTTGTATATATAACGCACAACTTAATTATAATGATCAACCTACAGTTCAATATATAACAGATGACAAATTTGTTAATAAGATAACACCAGAAATGCTAATTAATGAAAAATTCGAAACACTAGAAATATTAAAGTAATTTTTGTTCTTCTTATAATATAAAAGAGGAGAAAAACATGTTATATTTTATAGATTTTTTATATTCATTATATGAAGGTTTTTGGAGAAGATGGTTCGGTGGTCTTTTAAATGATAAGCCAATTTTAAGTAATAGATTTGTACAACATATTTTTGGATTTTTAGGATGTTTTGGTATATTATTATATAATGGACTAAATATCTGGTTATCTTTATTGTCTGCATTAGTATTACAAGGCTTATATTGGGCTAGAAGTCATGGCTGTTGTTTTGATTTTGGTCATGGCCAACCACCAGATGTATCAAGATATGAACAATTATGGTATTGGAAATATGTAAAAAAGATAATTCCAGAAAGTGAAATGTATGGTTTTTGGTGTGATTATATTTTGATGACAGTACGCTATACCATTCCATCAATAATCTTTGCTATTACATCTTTAAAACCAGAATGTATGTTAATGGGAATTATTTTATCTACTATTTATGCATTTTGTTGGAAAGCTTATGATTTTGGATATACAAAACGCCCAACAGCAACTGCAGAAATACTTACTGGATTTACAACAGGTCTAATGATAGCTTTTTAACCTATTTCTATTATTTTAGTCCTACATTTTAGTCTATTTATTGCTTATTCCAGTTCTTATTATGAAGAGTAATAAGACTGGAATTTTTTAATTACTTACATATTAAAAATTAGAAAGAAAAGCTAAAATGGCTATAAGAGCAGTAATTTATAATACAAATATTTTTGAAAATAATCAAAATATAAATAGCATAGATTGTAACTATACAAATTGGACAAATGCTTCTATGGCTAATAGCTTTAGTAATTGTCTAAATTTAACACAAGTTATAAATATTAGTAATAGTATAACTAATATGGCGTATTGTTTTAGAAATTGCCAAAATTTAGTTAATGTACCAACCTTACCAAATGCAGTTGGAAATGTTACAGGATTATTTTATAATTGTCCTACTATTAATATATTTCCAGAAATTCCAGATACAGTTTCAGATATTACAGCTACTTATGCCAAATGTACAAATCTAACATCTATACCTACATTACCTAATAGTATTAAAATAATGACTGCATCATTTCAAGGATGCACAAACCTTATAAATACACCAACAATTCCAAATACAACTATTAATATGAGCTTTACTTTTAATGGTTGCTTTGCATTAGAAAATATTTCTGAAATACCAAATACAGTTATAAATATGCAAAATACTTTTAGTTGGTGTGGAAATATAGTAAATGCTCCGGAAATTCCAGATTCTGTAACAGATTTATCAAGTACATTTTTTCAATGCTTAAAACTAAATAATGTACCTTCTATCTCAAATAATACTACAAATTTACATAATACATTTGCCATTTGTCCTGCATTAGAAACAATACCAGAACTTCCAAATTCTATTACTGATATGAGTATGGCTTTTTATGATAGCTTTAACTTAAAATCTACCATAAATATTCCTACATCTACAGTTAATATGTATAAAACGTTTTGGAACTGTACAAATTTGCCAGATGTTGCTGAAATACCAAATACTGTAACAGATTTAACAGATACTTTTTATAATTGTACAAATATCATAAATGCTCCGACAATAAGTAGTGATACGAATGTTGAGATAATGGTTAATACATTTAAAAATTGTATTGGTTTATTAAATATACCAACAATTCCAGATTCTGTTACCGATTTAATAGATACTTTCGAATATTGTACAAATATTAATGGTAGTATTACAATTTCAAATAATGTAATTAATATGATTAATACTTTTGCTGATTGTACAAATTTGGTTAATACACCAGATACGACAAATGCAACAAGTATTACAAATATGTATAGAGCATTTGCAAATTGTAATCTTGAAAATATACCAAATCTTACAAATTGTATAAATTTAACAAATATACAAGAAGCATTTTTAGGAAATAGTAATGCAGAAAGTATTCCAGAATTACCAAATAGTATAGTAGATATGTCGAGTGCATTTGCTGGATGTGCAGGAATAAACGGAAGTGTTAATATACCAGCTAATGTAGTAAATGCTTATAATGCTTTTTCATCTTGTAATGGAATAGTTGGTAATATTTTCATAAAAGCAAATAATATTACTAACGCTACAAATATTTATGATAATACTACATCTAGTCGTAATATTTATATCACAGAAAAAATCAGTGGAAGTTATACTAAAACTTATAATACTTTTACAAATTTAGGATATGCTTTTGATGGAAGTAGAGTAAATGGTATCATATTAAGATCTTATGATGATTATAATACTATTACACAAGATTATATATACACTACAAATAGTACAACTGATGAAATTTATTTAGAATCATATATTGGATCAGCTACAAATATTATTGTACCTCAATATGAAACAAATACTGTACTTATGAATCATATTACATTTCAAAACAATGAAAATATTATAAATGTAGATTGTAATAATGCCCGACCAAGATTAAATTCTGGTTTAAGTGCTTTTAGAAATTGCTATAATTTAAAAACAGTTACAAATTTACATAATGATATTAATCGTACAGATTGGATGTTTTCAAATTGTGCTAATTTAACATCTGTATCACATATTCCATCATCCACTACTAGTATGTTAAGAATGTTTGATCGCTGTGATTCAATTCAAACTATACCAGAAATTCCAAATGATGTAACAGATATGGCATTGTGTTTTTATAATTGTTTCAATTTAAAAACAGTACCTACTATCCCAAATACTGTTACAAATATGGCCCAAACATTTAAATGGTGTAATGCACTAACTACAAATGTTACTATTCCTGATTCTGTAACTGATTTAACTAGTACTTTTTATAGATGTGAAAATATAACATCTGTTACTATTTTAACGAATGCTGTTACTAATATGAATACATCATTTTATTTTTGTAATAAGTTATTATCTGTATCTGCATTACCAGAGAATGTTGTAAATTTAAGTCAAACATTTTATCAATGCCATTCTTTAACTTCTATACCAAATATTCCAGCTAATGTAACTGATATGTCACAAACATTTAGAAATTGCTATGCCTTAACCGGTACGATTAATATTATAAGTACAGAAGTAGCCGATGCTACAGAATGTTTTAAAAATACTACATTAAGAAAAAATGTATTTATACCTTTTACATATTTTATAAATGGCGTAAATACACAAACGTATAATGCATTTATTGCAGCTGGATATGATTCATATGGTACATTGGATAATGTATATTTATATGATTCAACAGTTGCGCCGTTAGATATGTTAGATGTAGATGATAATTTGTATACATCAACACAAGATCAAGATGGAAATGTATATTTAACTTATATTGGAAATAATCCAGATTTAACATTACCGAATATTGAAGGATATGAAGATGAGTCGATACTTTAATGTAAATAAAGTTTATTTTAATGAATTTACTAATAATTCGGTAAAGAATATAGTAAATAGCGTAAATCTTAACAATGTATATTTTGTTAATAACAGTGCTAATTCATTTTTTTCAAATATTTCAAACTTAACATCTGTAACAAATATATCATATAATGTAACAGATCTAACAAATGCATTTTCAAATTGTACAAATTTGAAAACTATTCCTACTATTCCTAATTCAGTAACAGAATTAGGTGGTGCTTTTATGTATTGTACTAATTTACAATCAGTAGCTTTTGAAGAGAACTCAGCTGTTGTAAATATGCAAGATGCCTTTTATAATTGTACAAATTTACAAGAAGCTATTATACCACCAAACGCAGTTAACATTTATGGCGCATTTAGAAGTTGTAATAATATAGTAAATGCTCCTACTATACCAAATACTGTTACAAATATGGCAGATGCATTTCACTATTGTATAAATTTAGTTGAGACACCTACTGTACCAAATGGTATTGAAAATTTACAATTAACATTTTCAGGTACTGGAATTATAGATCCTCCGGTTATCCCAAATTCAGTTACAAGTATGGCATCAACTTTTCATAAATGCTATAATTTAACATCTGCTCCTAATATTCCAGCAAATGTTGAATGGATGTCATATACATTTAGTCAATGTCAAAATTTGTCTGGGGATATTAAAATAGAATCAGAAAAAGTTAAGGACGCAGGTGCATGCTTTAATAATACAGTAAAAGCCAAAGATGTATATATTCCATATGAGTATGAAGAGCCAGGAGAATTAGAGGAAAAAGGAATTAATGGAACAATTGTTGGAACTTTAACAAATGTAAATAATGTCATCAGTGGCTTTAATCCTAGAAATTGTTTAAATATAGGAAAAGCGTTTTTACCAGGATCTTCTAGTTTTGAAATTGTTGTAAAATTTAAACAATCAGATATATCTACTCGTTGTAAATTATTCGGAACATCATCAAATTCAGATCATAAAATGCCAGCTGTACAATGCAATTATAATGGAAATGGCTATTTAGGTTGGGCTATACCTGATTCAAGCGGTAATAGTTGGCAAAATGAGACTAATAGCACGGCCGTTTCTTTATCGATAAATACTTGGTATTGGGCAAAATTAACTTGTAGCTCTTCTTTTAAATATGTATTATCGTATTCAACTGATGGCACAAACTATACAGAATTGTTAACTTATAATGGTACACAAATGTATCAAAACAGTTCATATAATTTTTGTTTTGGTAATGATTTATATGGTTCTTCTAGCTGCTTACCATTTTTGGGTGAAATAGACTTAAATGAAACATATATTAAAATAAATGATGAACTTTGGTGGGAAGGTACTAAATATTTACTAAATTATAGTGTTAATGGCACCATTATAGGAACATTAAATGATAATATGGGCATAATTAGTGGATTTAGTGATACTGATCACTTGTTATTACCGAATACTTTATCTACTGGTGATAATAATTGGGAAATAGTATTAAAAATAAAGCCTGTAGACACAAGTACTGGTGGTCAAGATATAGCGGGATATGTTGGTACTACTGGCGGATTATCTTTTTATCTTTCAGTAGATGGAGAACTATCTTATCATGTAGGTAATTCTTCCACTTGGGTTATTGAGCCAATATTTGGATATTGTAATATGAATGAATGGATTTGGCTAAAAGCCAAATATGAGAATGGTACTTATTATGCATATACATCTAATGATGGGACTAATTATAATTTAATACAAAGTATCTCTAATACATGGAAGTTACAACCTGGCCAAATGTGGATTGGAGATTTTGCAACAGGTGGAACACATTGGTTTAATGGAAGTGTAGATTTATCTGAATGTTATATTAAAATTAATAATAAGCTTTGGTGGACAGGTTTAAAATATAAAAATACAAATACATATAAAGCATTCGAATCTGAATATCCTCCAGAAATAGAAGGTACTGTCTATGGTACAGGTATAGTGAATAATGGTGGTATTGTTAATGGATTTACAACATCGAATGCATTATTTCTTCCATGGTCTACAGATACGACAAATACTATAATGTATGCAAAATTTACTACTACGACTTCTGGTGATGGTAAAATGATATTATTCGGTGGCTATCAATATACATTATATTTTTATTATAGTTCATTAACACTTACATGGTGGTCAGGCCCAAGCTATACTTATAATACAATAACTACATTAAATCCAAATACTACTTATTGGATTAAAATGGTTCATAATGGGTCTACTCATACTTTATATCTTTCTTCGGATGGACAAACATATTCACAGCTATACCAAATGACTAATCAATATTCCGGAACAGGAAATCAAACCTATCAAATTGGAGGGGAAGCATGGAATGGATCAACAACAAACAATCCATTTAATGGATATATTGATTTAAATGAATTTTATATAACAGATTTTGATAATAATATATTATATAAGGGTGTATATAATCCATTTACAGCTGATTCTAGAAAAGCAATACCAAATGGAACAATTGTTGGTAATGTAACTAATAATAATAATGTTATTAGCAATTTTGCTATGGATACAAGTTATTTTACAATACCTTATACAAATTTCAGAACAGATTTAGCTTCTACATGGGAATTCAAATTGAAGTTTAATATAGACTTGAGTTTATCAAGTCAACGTATTATTGGGGGAGAAGTAAATAGTAATAGTAGATTTCAAATAGTTATTGGTACAAAAAGTACAAATAATTTATGTATGTGGCTTAGTACAAATGGATCTTCATGGAATTTAGCTTCTGGTATTGGTAATTATATACTTACAGCAGGACAATATTATTATTGTAAAGCAACTTTTGATGGAAATAATTATAAACTTTTAATAAGTACAGATGATATAACATATACTGAAGTTACATCTATTTCATCTAATGATAAGTTAACATGTCCTCCATATGATATACGATTCGGTGGAAGTACACAAGGTACGATGTCTGGTTATATAGATTTAAAAGAATGTATGATAATAGTTGATGGAAAAACAACATGGACAGGCACAGAATATATAAATAATGGCGTTCTTTTTCATGATATTAATGCAATACCTGAAATAGATGTATCGGAATATGAATATGAATTAAATGGTCAAGAATCTGTCACACTTACTAGATATATTGGTGAAGGTGGAGCAGTAACAATACCAGGAGTTTAAATAATAGGAGAATATAAATATGTCATCAATTACACCTAATTATACAGTAGTTGGAAATCCTACAATAACTGAAGATTATATACTCACTAATACAAGTGCTGATGATTATGTAACTTTTAATGAAGCTGGTATTATAGATACAGATAAACGTATAGAAATTGTTTTTAGATTAAAGATAAATACAAGTGATGGATATTCAGGGATTCTTTCAATTGGCGATATACATGATCAATCAAATCTTATATCTATTATGTCAGACTATGGTAGTATATATTGTAATTTTGGATATAATGGTGCTTATTTATCTATACAAAATATGCAATATGGCGAATATTATTGGT